GTGATCTGCTCATCAGTCGCGTTGTCTGGACCCTCAATTCTGAGGATCGAACCGTCAGGCGCTTGGACTCGGTAAACGGCCATTATTCTCTACCCAAGACCCGGAAGCCAGAGGGCATGGCAGCAGGCGCAGCGGTAGGAGCAACTGCCCGGTCTGTCGCTGTACCCATTGCACTCGGTACGCCAGGAGCCTGTGCTGGAGCTGCACCACCAGGTCCAGCAGGCCGATCTGGAGCTGCACCAACACCGTATTTCCGGGCGGCTTCGTCTCGACCCTTCAAAATCAACCTTTGAGCTTCCATAAGGTTTTTGCCAAGCTGCTCTGGACTCTGACGAAGACTTAAATTTGTAAGGGCGGCTTGAAGTGCAGCCCCTTCTTTTTCTGACAAAGCGCCCAGTCCTTTCATCTTTTCGACCTGAGTAAGGAAAGCTTGCGATTTGAGAGATTCAATTAACTCTTCAAAATCTGCTGTGTCCTGAGACAGCGTTGGCAGGCGAGTCGAGATCGGGCCTGTGGCAGACTCGACATAACCCTTGGGCTTTGTGATGTCGATCTTTCCAGACTTGTCTTTTCCCCACCCGGCCAGTGCGCGGTCAGCAGTGTTCAAGAAGTTGTCAAAGTTGGCAAATGCGTTGTTGGCATCTGAGACCTTCTTGCGGAGCTTGTCATCGCGCTCAACTTGAGCGTCTGCAAGTTTCTGCTCAAGCTCACGACGCTTCAAAAGATTCTCTTCTTGCTTCAGCTGGGCATTAAGCGCATTGATTTTGAGGTTTGCTCTTGCAACCTCTGCGTCTACCGCATAGTTTTCGATCTGGGCTTTTTTTAACCCAAGATCCGCTACGGCCTGAGATTCTGCAAAGTTTGCATCGACCGCCGCTTTTTTTGCCTTGGCGGTTTGCTCTTCAACTCTCCCTGGGCGCAGCTCTTGCGCCTCAAGAGTCTGAACCACCTTGCCGAACTTTTCTGGATTGAGAAGCGTCAGCGAAAAGTTGGTGATGGCCTTTGCCTTGTTGACTCGATCTGGATCTTCGGTGTTTGAAAGAATCTGCTGAATCTGATCGTAAGTCGTCGTCGGTAGACCAGCTGTCTTCCGAGCTTGGATGGTCTTTTCAACAACATTCAAAGCAACATCAGGGTTTTGATTTTCAAGGGACACGGCAATCTGTGCGCCAACATCGAACTCTGAGTCGAGCTGCTCTTGGCTGAATCGGCCAGCAACGTCTTTGATGACTTCTCGCTGACTCGGATACTTCAAAGCAAACTCGTTGAATGCTCTCATCGAGGGGTTTTGTAATACTTGCTGAAGGTCGGTTGAATATTGAACCTTCAGTTCTTCGGCTGCTTTTCGCTGTTGACGCGCTTGTAATGCTTCACCAAAACCCTCGATTGCACCTGGGATGTCTACCCTGGGCATCATTCCTAAATAATTGATAGGCTGAACCATGTTGAGTCCTTAAAAGAATCCAGCGGCTGTTTTACCAATGGCCAACAGATCACCAAAAGCTTGTCTGGGTACGGAGCCTCTGGCAATAATTCCACCAGCCCTTGCAGCGCCAGCTTGACCAAGAAGATCACCAATTGCTCCAGCAGACTCCATGCCTGCCGCGGCCTGCCCAGCGGCAGATGCCTGGCTAATCTTTGTTAGACCACCAAGATTTGTAAATTGCTGTTGAATGATGTCGGAAAGAAGTTGCGGTCGAAACTGAGCGAGTGCGGCCTGCACATTCCCACCGCGAAGACCGCCAGTGGCCGATGCTCTCTGAAGCAATGCTTCTTCGCCTTGCCTTGTCAGCGCTTGCAAAACTGGGCTTGTTTCAAGGCCACTAATGGCTCTTTGTTGCGCCGCAGTACCTCTCAGTCCTAGCAATTCTTGCTGTGCTTGTAATGCGCCAGTAACTCCAGGCTCACCTACGCCAGCCGTTACAAAAGGCGACATCAGCTCAATCAGCTTGTCAAACTGGCGACGCTGTTCTGCAATGCCTGCTTCGGCAGCCTGGGCCTGGAGTTGTCCAGCCCGTTCTGCCGCTTGACCTGCCTGTTTAGCCCCGGTGATCCCACCGACGACATCACCAATAAAATCTCCGACGAAACTCATGTCAATCTCCATTCTTGGCGAGTAATGCCAAGCATATAAACTCCGACCGCCTCACCGTCTTTTACGGCAGCGCATCGACGAAAACCTTCTTCTTTCATCCCAAGCTTGTGACCGTAGTTCTTTGCTTTCTTGAGATACTCATAAATGTGCGCCGTCACCCGCATTACGCCTTGCTGGAATGCCCAGGTTAAGAACATATCCCCGAGCTTCCTGGAGTGCTTCAAAGCAGACTTAAACAGTAGCGAGTGCCACTCAATCTCATGCTCGGAAAACCGAATTGCCAGGAAAGCGCCAACGAATCTATTGTCAATCCATGCTGACAAATAGGTGGCGAGGGGGTGAACGACAGGTCGAAGCTCACGGCCATCTGCCGCGATGCTTGCGATGTAGGAGTCTGAATAAACCTCACGCAAATGCTGACCCGTAATCCCGACTGTCAATTTCACTTCTCCGAGTGAGTTGAGCTGTCGGCGGCTCTTGAGGCTCGACAGAATAATTGTCTCACAACGGTTCATTTCGTCAACCCGTGATCTCGCGCCCTGATGCGCGAATCGTAAGAGATGTTGCTGCGCTTGCGATGGTGGAGATAAATCCACCCGGCTCGAGCGCCTGGCCCACCAGCTCGGGGCAAGTGTAAGTCTCGTCTGGGGCAATCGACCGAGCATCGACGATCAGATTGTCAACGCCAGGTACGCCGCCAGAGGTCACAAGATTGACCGAAATGGTTACGTTTCCAGCGCTGGTGTTGGTCACAGTGAACTTGTCAATGATCGCCTTTGCGTTGACCGCGGTATATTGCGTGGTCTGGGCGTTTTCAGCCTGCTTGGCTGGAATGAGGACTTTGACTGAGACGGCCATGATTACTCCTACAGTTGAATTTGATTGACTGCGACAATGCCAGCGGGGGCTGCTGGGTAGTCATTTGGAGCGACTCCACCAGCTGCAATGGTCACAAGCGAGACGTTCGTGCTATCGGCCTGCCACCATAGTTCGATGTAATCGCCTGCATCGAGACTGAAAAACTCTGAGAGCGAAATCGGTGAATATCCATTATTGATGTCAAGCGTGATTGCTCTTGTCGTGTTGGCAATGTTTGTTCCGTTCTTTTTGAACCAGAAAAGAATGTTTTTTGCGCTTGAGCTGCCGCTTTGAAGCTGAAGTGTTACGTCAAACTGATAAAGACCAGACTCAACCACCGTCAGTTGGGAACTTGAAACAATGCTGATGCCATTGGCAATCTCGGTGTTGTCCCAGGTGATGACGTTGGAAGTGTTGGCTCCCGTTGGGGAAGTTGACGCACCAGTCTTGGTGAACTCGCCATAGTATTGCTGTTGCTGGATGGTCGGTCGAACGAAAATCTCGCCTGTGGTGGCATTGCTCTCAAGAACAGCGGCCACCGGGATCACGTTGTCTGGGGCGGTAGGCTTGACGTTGGTCAGACCTCCAGCCACCGTCGGGCTTGCATAAAGAACGTCTCCGATTGAGAAGGCGCTTGTGTCGATTCCCTCAATATGGCCCCAGACCTGGGCATAGCCAATCTGTCCAGCGTTCGGAAGATCATGGGCCATGATTCCCAGAATGTAGAGCGATGGGCTTGAACCGTCAGCAAGATAAGGCGCAACAGAAATCACGTTGTTGGCGCTGACACCGACGAATCCAACAACTTCACCCTTATTGATCGTCGAGCCTGTGGCGTTCTCCACTCTCGCGTAATAATCAAGGCCAATCCTCTGGATCACCCCATAATCCATGCCTAGCTGCGCGGTCTGCTCTGCGTTATCCCAGGCAAGCCTTCGGATTCGCTCAACATGAGGCGCGGCCTGGTTGAGATCGATGTAATCCGTGACAACAGAATTATTGTTCTCGATGGATGGAGCAGACGCGAGAAGCTGAACTATTCTTTGCAGTGCCGCAATCTGTGCGAGGGCTTCGTTGGCGCTGGCCGCTGCCGAGTCTGCTTGGAACTCAAAGTCTGTCCCGACGATTGGGGCCAGGGTCTGGACGGTGGCAAACAGATTTTCAAACTGCTTGATCTGCTCAAAGTCTTGGAGGAAAGAAGCTAACTGGTCTCGGGTTAGCTTTAACGGGGGAATGATGGCCATGTCATGCCGCCATTGGCTCGATTTGAGCCTCTAATCGTGCAACCGAGATGTGGGCATCGCTTGTGCCTCTAAATCGCTGGATGCGCCAGTTCCGCATGAATCCTTGCTGGAACCAGACAAGACGCTTGGCGGGGCTTCCTGTCGTGCCGACCTTGATGAATCGGTCCTGAGAGTAGCTCTTACCGTCGATTGAGTATGAGGTCGAGATCACCGGGTCCAGGCCGAGGGCGACGCTTCCTGTCAAGCTGACCAGCTCCATCTGGTGGAAGACTGCTCCCAGGCTCTCGTTGTACACAATGATCGTCCCGAATTCCCATCGAACAATCTGGCCCCAATGGCTCGAGATGTCCTCCGAAACTATGCCAAGGTTGGATGATTGAGGGTCGCCAAGAATCCATTTGTCATAGCAATAGATAAAGTTTCTAGCACGATACTGCTCAAATCCAGCAAGAGAAGTTGTCAACACAAACCAAACTAGTTGGCCCAGCGCAGCGCTGGTCGTTCCATCAAAGACCAGCGTTCTGTCGGGAAGGTGTATATACAAAAAGGTGTGGTCTTTTTCGACCCTCTGCTCGAGCAGAATCTGAGACAGAGTTGCTTCGGAGTAACCCTCGAGGATTTGGTCAATCTCCCTGGTGGCAATCTTCTCTGTCGTTGCATTCGCGGCTAGGTAAACGCTGGGAGCCTCACCGCGGCCACCGCCTACAAAGGCGATTCTCTGCATGAACTCACAGCAGGCATGAGTCCCAACAGCGCCCTTTTGGACCTGCGCTCCATCGACTCGATTAAACGGGAAGAAGTCACCGCCCACGTTGTCGAACACTTCTATTGTGTTGGCATTGATTGCATAGACTTCGTTCCTGAGTTTAATCAGGGCCACCACGGGGTCAGGATCGACCTCAGAGCTTCCGTACTTGAGGGGGTTGACCTGAGTCGGGTCTGTCAGCTCGGTGACCACCAGGAACTCGCCATCGGTCGTCATAAAGTAACCATCGACCCAGACGACATCGAGGACCAATCCAAGATCAGGGTCGGTGACCTGAATCAGGCCAAGAGTCGGAGAATAATAGTAAAGTCGGCCACCAGATGCGACTGCAAGGCGGTCAAATGAATAGTCCATCGAGACTAGATCATCTGTTGGACCGCCAACATCACCAAGGATAGTCACCACCCCAGCCGAGGAAACGGTCACCAGCTTGCTTCCCATCACTCGATAGCAGATTCCTTGCCACTCGATCCCACCGCGGTCAACGCCTGGGCCTGTGGCGAACTGCACCACACCGTCACCAGGCCGAAGGTAGCCGTTCGAGATGCCACTTTTAAGAGACACAGGGACCATGTTCACCGGGTAAGACTGGCGAAGGTCTGGGGCGTTATCGGCAAAGACACCGTTGAGGATAGGAATCTGCATTATTTTTTCGTCGCCTCATAACGCTTGAGAAGCGCCCGACCTTTTGCGGCAAGCCTGGCTGCGGCAGCTGGCGTACCAGGTGCAGGCTCACCCCATGCTCGAGCTGCAAGGGCAAGCCTTGTCGGCTCACCGTTGGGTTTTTTGAGTGGCCCAGCCGGGTTGGTATAGAAGCGAGTAAGGAAAGATCCTTTCCTTTTCATCTTCTCTGGCGTGTTGGCTGCGCCTTTAACGCCTGGCTTGAGGTTTGCGCCTTCAGTCCTTTTGAAGTGCGCTCGGCCAGCCGCCGTCAGCCCACCTTTTGGGTCTTTGAGCGGCTGCTTGGCCATTAGGCAGATACCGCTTTGATGACCGCAAAACGGATCACAATCGCTTCGGCCAGCGCACCAGCAGTCACGTTTCGGACATTGATTGAGGCCGATCCAGCAGCCGATTGAGCGTTCAGGGTGTACGAACCAGCAGTACCGCCAGAGATGTGGTTCATCACCAAAATGTCTCCAGCTTCTATTGTGCTATTGGTCAGGGTAAACGATACAGTCGTGTCAGCGCCAAGGTTTGCCGCGTTCATCGTGATCGAGCCGTTAGTTTTATCAAGGGTGACACCCGTGGACTTGTCGGTTAGCTGTGTGACCGTGCCACCAGAGCCTGTGTTGTAGCCCTGCTTTCCAGTGCCTGTGATGAGCTGGCTTCCAGAGGTCGAGAGACTTGTACCAGTTGCAGCTCCGATCACGGGAGTGACCAGGGTTGGCGTATTGGCAAAGACCAGCGCACCAGATCCAGTCTCGTCGGTAACGGCTGCGGCCAGGTTGGCAGATGATGGAGTGCCAAGGAATGTGGCCACGCCAGCACCAAGACTGGTGATTCCTGTTCCACCGTTGGCCACTGGGAGCGTTCCTGTAACGCCAGTCGTTAGCGGCAAACCCGTGCAGTTCGTCAGCGTTCCAGAAGTCGGGGTGCCAAGGATCGGGGTGACAAGCGTTGGAGTGTCGTTAAAAACCAACAGTCCTGTGCCTGTCTCGTCGGTCATTGCCGCACGAAGATTGGCGCTCGTTGGGCTTGCAAGCCAGGCTTGAACGCCAGCTGCGTAAGTGGTCTCAGCATTGATCTGATACCAAGAGTTCGTCGCTTCGTAGTACCGAACGCGAACCGCCGAACCACCAGCTAGGCTCAGAATCGAACCATAAAGCGCCACAGCTCCATTCAGACCAATCGTCAACGATGTGATCGTTTGCGTGGTGCTGATAAGAATTTCCGTGCCGTCTGGTGTGAGCGTGTTAACTGGGAGATTGATCGTTCCAGCTGCAAGCGGCCCGGCTGGTTGCAACAACGCCCATTGCTGCTCTGCAACGGGAGTCGGTAAGTTAATCACAAAAGGGCTGGTCGGAACGTAAAGGTTCACCGCCATCGTTGGCGATGCAAAGTTCTGCTGGAAGAAGGTCAGCAGTGAGCTGACAGGCAGTCTCCGCGCATCACCGTTGTTCGGCGTGTAGACCGCGAACTGGTCACCAGGCGAGACCTGTGCAAGAAGTGGAAGCTGATTGATGGTAGGCATGGTGTCCTCAGTAATAGGTGTTGTTTGAGACGTTCACAGGCTCGAGGTAGCCCTCTGCGCCAGTCTGAACAGGACTCTGCGGGGGTGGAAGGAAAGGATCGTCGATTCTCCAAGGCTTCTGGCCAGCACCAGCAGGCATAGTCCTGGGGAGCTGCATATCGATGGGGTAGGTCGCTCTCTGGAGAAGGACGTTGTAAGCCTGCTTGGCGGTGGATTTCACCTCAATCGCCACTTGCTTACCAAAGCTCGGCGCAATTCGGATGGCGAGGTTGGTGTATATCGCCTCATACGCTGAATCAGGTACATCAGTCTCCTGATCGAGGTCTGAGTCCTGGGGGTTTGATGGAAGCGGGTAGGCAAGGCGAATCCCTTGTGCGTTCCAGGTGGCCATCATCGTATCGAGACGACGAAGCGCCGACTGGAGCTGCTCGGGTTGAAGGTCGAAGACGTAGCCTGCGAGGCCGATCTCGTCGAACGCTTGCTCTACAAACTGACGCTTAGTCCACCCCATCATCTCCCTCGACTTTCTCGCCGATCAAGGCAATCAACTTCTTATCGCTGGTGCGGCCATCGAACTTGATGTCCAGATCCTTTGCCATCTGCTCGAGTTCTGCTCGAGTGGGTGGCGTGTCATCCTCCACCAGCTCTCCAACCACTTCTTCGACCAATTCTTTGACTTCAACAGCTTTAGGTGCAGCGAATCCGCAAGCCTCATCTCTTGTGGCCAGCCAGCCCTCTTTGAGCATCAGCTGGCGCTCGGCTTCGTCTTCAACTGCGCGGTACTGATACCGCTTGCGCTTGTACAGCCCTGGGCCACCGCCTGCTTTGTAAACGAATGTCGGGAATTGAATCATTTTTTCTTTGCCGTTTTTGCAGATTCTTTGAACGCCTTTGCCGTTGGCGCACCCTTGGAGCCAGGCTTCCTCATCCGCTCTGGTGTTTCACCAGCAGCTTTCTGGCGCTCAATGCGCTTGCGTTTGGCCTGAATGTTTGCGTAAAGACCTGGGGGCTTTTTCATTTGCTTGCGATCTTGTTAGCCATTGCAGCCTGCTTTGCGGCCAGCTTCTTGACCATCGCCATGCGTGAGCGGTCTGCCATGATCTCTTGCGCTCTCATCACGGTGTCCATGTCCGACATTGCGCGGTACTTTTTCTCTTCGGCCATGTCCTCGCGCTCGTCCTTCATTTCCATCTTGACGTACTTGGCGACAGCGTTACCGTTTGACTTTGAGGCGGCTTTCTTTGCTGGGGCTTTCTTTGCCGGGGCTTTCATCATCTTCATGCCATCTTCCTTTTGCTCGATGCCTTCTTGCTTGCCATCTTCTTGGCAGGCGCTTTGCTGGGCTTGCCAGCTTCCATTGCAGCTTTCCGTGCCACGTTCAGAGCGATTGCCACCGCCTGCTTCTTGGGCCGTCCAGCCTTCTCTTCCATCTTGATGTTCTCACCAATCGAGGTGCGCGAGTAACCCTTCTTGAGCGGCATGATTATTTCCTCTTCTTGGGGGGTTTTGGCTTCTTCATGGGCTGAGGCTTGCTTGGGTAGATCAGCATCACAGACTCCTTAAAAAGCGGCCCGGAGGATTAGTCCGGGCCTGGGGTTTACATCCGATAGCTTGCAAACGTATCAGCAGCGGTCTTGACGGTCAGGAATGACCCAGAGGTTGCAGTTACCACAGCGCCATCACCGTTGATGTTATGACCAGATCCAGCGTTGGTCACGGTAGCAGTGTCGGGGCCAGTGTTGACCACGGTCCAGGTGAACGAATCACCAACGGCCAGCTCCATCGCGGCATCCATCGCAGCGCCCGTGGGCAACTGGAGGGTCACAGCGGCGGCAGTGGTCGTGGTAATCAGGCCATCGGTAATGCCAGCGATCATCGCAGCCGAAGTTGCAGCGGCAGTCGTGTTCAGGGCATTGGCCGAAACGCCAGAGCGCACACCAATCAGCTCGGGGATGCTAGGAGCAGTTCCCACGTTGTACAGGACCACAGTGGCACCAGCTTGAATCTGAATCGTTGCGGCATTGGTAAAAGGACCGTAGACAACGATTTCATTGTTCGAAGGCAGGCCAAGGAGGTCTTGCTGAACGGGGTAGTTAGGAAAACCGACAAGCTCGAACACCTGAGCTTCGGCAATGGAGGCGACAGCGATGCTCTCACCAGCGCCTACGGCGACGGTAGCGTCACCCTGGGAATAAACGATTTGAGACATTTTTAGTTCCTTTCGAATGAGCGGGGGGCCGAAGCCCCCCTATCAATTAGGGCTGGTTGAACAGGAGGATTCCCGACATCTCAGGCTGCTTGTTCACCACTCCGAACAGGGTATCGAGACGATACTTGATCTTCATAGTGTTGATGTCATAGAACTTCTGCATGACCAGCTCGATGCCCTGGTCCGTGCTGCCACGCATGATGGCGGCACCAGAGTCCGAAGGAATTGCAAAGCGGCCAGGAAGGATTTCCAGAGCATCTTTTTGCCAGAAGGGGTTGATCGCCGAAGCACCCGTGTTGATGTAGGTGATGTCAGCGGCAGCGTTGGGAGTCACGATCACGTTCTGATACTGCTCGGCAGCATCGCCACCCTGGCCAGAAATGATCGGGGGGGAGATAACCAGAGTCGTACCGTTCACAACCTGAGTCACGCGGAAGGTCTTGGGTTCGCCAGTACCTTGTTTGGTGATGTGATGAACAGCCTCGACACCCTCAATGGTGAAGCAGTCGCCAGCAACCACGCCAGTCGTGTCCGTAACGGTCACGGTCTGGAAACGGTTATCGACGTTGGAGACTTCACCAGTTGCGGCCACGGACGTTGCCTGGGGAACATAAATGTTACCGCCAGCCAGAGTCGTGTTGATCTCGTCGTTAGCACCAGCCGCGACAGCGATGCGGTTGGCATAGTCCATCTTGTAGGTCATGAAGTTGGCGATGTTTCCAACGAATGCACGCTCGTAAGCGGTGTTGGACTTGTCGCCCTGGAAGGAACGTGCGCCGATGGTCGCAACACCGTTGGCAATGTTGCCTGCCATCTGGTTGTAGTTGCGGCTGGAGAGCGCGGCATAGCGGTCAAACATCTGAACGCCCTGCTCGTTCATGATTGCATCGCACTCGGCAATGTCATCAAAACCAGTCGCGTCGCCAGCACGGGGAACCACAAGGGTGCCTTGGGCCGCGGCCACGTTCATAATCTGGATGTTGATGTCAGAGGCAAGCTTCTGCTTGGCAGACTCACCGAGACGATTCTCTTGGAGCGAGTCACGCAGCTCGACAGCAGACATGATCCAGGGAACCGAACGGTTGAATCCGATGGTTGAGGGAACGGACAGCTGGGTGTAGTCCCTAAAGTTACCAGTCATGTCCAGGGTGAACGAGCCACCAAAGGACTGGGAAATATAGGGCATCGGTCGCCAGATGACGTTGTTGGTGCGCTCCATCATCGTCTGGTCTGTGTTGTAGATCGAGACGTTGCGCGACAGCACTAGAGCGTCGTTAAAGCCTTCGAGGATGTCCTCAAAGGCTACTCGCTCTTCTTTGGAAAAGGCGTTAGCCATTTTGAATTCCTTTCAATCGGGTTGAGAAAATGTTTTTTACTGCTCAAGTTCTCATCCAACTGCGCCCGGATGGAGGGCATCAAAATGTCTGCCGATTTCAGGTTGGCGATACCATAGTAATTATTCTAAGCCCTTTTTTGCTTTTTGTAAGCATAGACCTTCGAATAATCTCCAGTCCTGGCCGCTTCCTCTCGGAGGCGATCAAGGTTTGAATCGACTGCTCCGCGGATCGGAGCGGTGCCACCCCCCACGGTCTTCTCGGGCGGCGGCGGCGTTCTCTTTCCAGTCACTTTCAATTGGGTCTCCAGTTTGGCAATGGCAAAGGCGAACTTCACAGGATCGGCAATCAATGCCAGCTCTTTTGCCTTCTTAGGGTTTTTACCGAGGGCATAGATCACAAGTGCTGGATTCTCAGCGCCTTGGATCACCACGCCCTGCTGGGTGACGTTGAGCATCTCGGCCACGGTGGACTCGGCATCCTCGAAGTCTTTGACTTTGAGCGAGGTGCGAGACTGGGCGTAAGACTCGAGCTTGTTCTGCCAGGCTTCTTGGGCTTCCTCTTCCTGGCGCTTGCTCTGAGCCAGCTGGTCGTCGTAGCGGCGCTTCTTGTCGAACCAGTCTGCAAGAGATGCCTCGTACTTGGTCGTGTCGTAATCGAAGTCTTCCAGCTCGGGCTTCTTGCCTGGGGCCGCGCTGGTCTGCGGTGCCTGCTGCTGGGCAAGCCTGGCTTCGAGTTCTCTGATTCGCTTCTGGTCTTCCCGGTTCTTCTTGCGAAGGTCGCGCACCCACTCTGGAGCGGGTTGAACTTCCTCTTCCACAGGCTCATCACCGATCATCACGGTGATTTCCTCTGGCTCGGTTTCTGCGACTGGAGCTGCCTGCTCTTCTTGTTGCTGCGCTTCTATTTCAGGTTGCGCTTCTGATTCTTGAAGGTCTTGCTGGTCTTGAAGGTCAGCGAGGTTAACTTCAGGCGCTTCTGCCTGCTCTTGCTCTGGTGGCATTACTTTCTCCTTTGCTCGGCCATCTTCGGCTGGCCGGGGTGCCGTCACTCTTCTTTTGGTGCCATCTTCTTGCGCTGCGCCTCGGCTCTTTTTTCCCACTTGGGAAGAGCTTTGGCCATAGCGCTGTCAACAGACTTACCTATCGAGGCGAAGGCCTTGACTGACTCATTGTGATCACCAATTCGCTGCCGTAATTGTTTGCGAATTGTCTCTGCTCTTCCTCTGACGCTTGATAGCGCGACACCCTCGGGGAGTTGCTTGGAGTCGATTGGGAGGGCTTCGAGCTTGCCTGCGAGGAATTTGGAGATGTCTGAGCGCTTAACGCCTTTGCCTGCGAGATCGGTGATTCTAGTGATTGCTTCATCGTTCCATCCTTTCAGAGTTTCCTTAATTATTCTATTATACTCTGCGCCAGTTCCGGGGTCTTCTACATAATTTTTTCCAAATTCGCTGCGATAGGCCGAACTGAAGACCCTTGGATCTCTTGCGCCGTATCTTTCTTGCAACATATCGACCGCCCGGTCAATGTTTTCGATGTTCGGGGCTTCTGGGCCTGCGTCGCCAAACCTCGGATTGATGTCCACCACCACGCCGTCCGGGTAGCGCATGGCCGAAACCTCGAAACCTTCCCCAAGCTCTTTGCTGATGTCTACCAGCAGGCTCTCAGGAACGGCGCCATCAATGTCAAATTTCATGCTATTGGTGGCCACATAACCCTCTGGCAGCGCTTCACCAGGGTTGAGCCTGCGGATCTCTGCCGCGGCCATTGCTTTCTGCTTCAACCCAGACCCAGCCACCGCGTTGGCATAGGCAATCTGGTCTGGGGTCATGTCTTTGAACGGAATGCGAATGTTCGGCCCGGCAGCGCCTTGGAATGTGCCTGCAATGGCGAACGGATCTTGTGATGTCGGAGCATAGATCCGGGTGACAGACTCAGCCCGGTTGGTGGCCACTCGGACCAAGTTCTGCCAGGGGGTTGGCTTCCCTCTTGCCGATTCGTACATTGCGCCAGTCAAAAGCTTAAGGTATTCGCGCTGCGTCAGCTCGTCGCCTGCTGCTTTTGCTGCTTCGTAAAGCTCTGCGCCACGTTTGCCACTCGGGGTCAAGAGTGTCCCGAACTCAACGGTGGCCTTCGGAGCCATACGGAATGCAGGCGTTGTCGGGCGAAGTGCGTCTGGCACTCTTGGGTCCATCAGAATTTCCCTGGTCAGAATCCCGTTTGGAACCTCAATCCCGGCCTTCTCGAGTTTCTTAATGACCTTATTAAATTCGCCTGCATAGTCCGATCCCTCGACCGCGTCAAGCTTGGTCGTGTCTATCCCCATGTCAGAGGCTCTCATCTCCACCCACTGCCGCGCCTGGTTGTGCCAGGATTCATGCGGAACCGCTGGATTGCCAGTCTCGTTGTGGTAATCCCGAATCTTGTTCATGTACTTGGCGAATACTTCGTGCAGCGCCTGATTTGCGCCCAGCTGGTCGTCAGTAATACCGAATGCCTTGCCCACCCAGACATCATTGACCGAGATCGGGTAACGCACTGGCAGGCCACCAGTCAGCGCTAGGGTGTCGGAGAAGTTGCCAGTCTTGTTGGCCAGGTCTGAGCTAATGTTAGTGCCTTCCCTGCGAAGCGCATCGCGCACGGTCGATGGAATCGTGACATCGACATCGACAGGAACGCCCTGGAGCTTTTGCGAGAGAATGGCCACCGAGCGCTCGAGGTTCTGCAATGGATCTGCTCGAGCTGAAGTCGCGCCGATTAAATCGAGGAACGTCAGCATCTCTCTGGTAGACAGGTCTGGCAGGCGATCAATAAATGACTCACCCGACAGCTCATACCAAAGCTGAGAACGAAGCGGAAGCTGAAATGCGCGATCCCACGATGCAGCCGGGAAAGCCTCCCAGGTTGCACCTGTTCGGTCCACGGCCTGCTTGGCCGCAGCGCTGGACTCGTCAATCGATTCGCGCCACATTCTGGATAGATCGTCATCGGTGCCTTTAAAGCCTTCACCACGTTGTGCAAGCTGCTCTGGCGTAAGAGCTGACCACGGTTGGCCATCGGGCTGGCCTGGTCGGTAAACGCCACCACGCACACGCTCGGCCTCTGGAACAATAACGTTGAGGCGATCAGCAACGATGTTCTGGCCCATCCGGGTATCGGCCCTGGCGATCTCCATCTCTTCAGGCGTTGGTGGCCGTGTCAACGGTGGGATGTCTTGCCCCCGCATCACGGTCTGCCGGGTTGGTTGGTCGAGCTGCTCTGGCCGAATGCTCACCCCGCCAGGCGCTGCCAATGATTCTCGAACCGCGGCTGCTGTTGGTGATATTGCGGGCGCTGCCGCTCTCATCGTGCCAGGGACATCGGCCATTGCCTGATAGATTTGCTCGGTCGTAAGCTCTGGCTTCCCAGTGATTGCTCGAACCGCGCCAGTCCCAGCGCTCTCCGCGGCCATTCTCGCGCCGAGTGCGGTATCTCTTACACCCAAAAGAGGCAGCGCCGTCATTGAGGTGCTGACTGGTGGGAGCTTGTATTCAGTCTCAAGCCTCTCAAAGAACTCGCCAGTCTCGCCGAGCATCTCCCGGCCTGCTTCGGTCTTTGGTTTATAGCCGAGTCGATCAAGGATCGATGACATCCGAGCCTCGACTGCTCGAGGACTAACATCGCCTTCTCTTACTGATTCGACAAAAGCGCCACCAAGCGCCACCGGGAAACCAGCGACACTACGGACAACTGCTTCGGCGGTTTCTGCGCCACCGACCAATCGCTCGAGCGGCGTGTATTGGCGCTCTGGAACTGGTCGATCTCTTATAACTCGACCGAACTGATCGACCTGTGGGACTTCGCTTATTGCTGTCGGCGTTGATGCTCTTGTAAAGGCTTGCTGCGGGGGCGGTGGTTGAATCTGAGCCTGCGGCAGACGTTGCCGAATAAATTCACTTCCAAGCACTGGTTGCGCTGTGTAGCCAAATGGCCGCAAAAATTGCGTTGCCAAATCAACAGGGGCGCCAAGAGTCGAGGCCAGCGCATCATAGGCCAGCTCTTTTATGCGTGGATCAGCCAATTGGCCTTCCTCCTAAAATCTCCTGAATGCCCTTTGCTGAGTCAATCGCCAGGCGCTGATCGTCTTCATCGACCTTGGCCAATGTTTCGATTGTCTTGGCATTGCGCTCTGCTGTGCCTGCTGCTTTGTAGTCTGCATCGGCCAGAGTGTTGATAACGTCAGCTCGAGCTTTTGCGGCCCTGGCTGTTGCTTCTTCAGCTGCGGCCTGCAAGAAGACTGCATTCGGATCGCCCTGCGCTTGCTGCGCCGCCATCTCCGCGGCCATTGCCTCTGCTTCTTCCTGTGTCGGTTTGACCACGCCCATGCGGATCAACTTCTGTCGGAAATAATCTCGAGCCTCTGCGATACCCTCGCCTTCCATGTTCATCATCGCCATCGCGCCCAAAACTTGAAGCGTCTCTGGGTCTTGGGTGATCTGCATCATTCCAAGAATAGATCGCACCACCGCCTGGCGTTTGCTGCTCGAGGAAGGTCCAACGTCCACAATGACATCGAGGTCGGCAGTCGAGAGGTCGTTCTCCATCTCCATCTCGCCAGCCTCTGAGATTGTCGGCTTCATCAGCTCAAGACTCTCCATCTCGCCAGCCAGGCCCACGCCCTTCATCCGACGGCCTTCTTCAACGTAAACGTCCTTAGCCATCGAGAGCCATATCTCGCCTGACCGACGAACAGCCTTGGCCATGTTCGACATATAGATGAAGGTCTGCATATCCATGCGCTGCTGGATAAGCTCCACAGCCTTGCCAGAGATATTCGAGACAATCTGCTCTTGTTGGCCAGCATTGCCGAGAATGTCCTGAATGTCTTGCTCTGTGACTTGTAAAAGACCAGCCAGGGCCGGGGGTATGGCCGCTGACCGGGTATAAGCGACTGGCCCGGTAACTTGCTGAGATCCGTCTGGACCTGTGACCGGGTTTACCAATAGATAAGGGAAGTTCCGAAGGTTGTCCTCTGACCACATGATCTGGTGGCCAGCAACCTGTTCTGGAGTCAGGATCGGCTTCTCAATGCTCGAGTAGGCGCTGATCTCACCGAGCTTGGAGAGCTGCATATTCTTCAAGCGCTGCGCGTCCTTTGCGAGACGAACGTGGCCCATCATGCGCTCGATGTTGTCAATGAACCATCTCTTACCGTAGACCGGGACAATGGGAATGTCCTTGCCTGCGATGTAGCCCAGATCATCAAGGATGCGGCCACCAGACATTAGGTATTTGTGGACCTTGCGCTTCTTGACCCGCTTCTGGCGAACCTCGACCGTACCGATGGCCGCAAACTCTTCGAGCCTCTCATCGTCCAGCTCGTCGCTTGTGTAGCGCTCTTCCTCGCCAGAGATGTTCTGGAAGATTCGTACCGTGGTGTTGACATCCTCGACCTTGTAATACTCGGCGATGTAGACAACGTCGGGCGTGGCCCAGTCAAACTCGTATTGATGGATCTCTTTGGGCCAGGTCGCTGGATCGTCGCCCCACTGCTCCATATAAGCTTCGCGGGTAAGAGCTGTCAGCACAAAGCATCGACGGGCATCGGCCTTGTCTTGACGTTTGGCATTCAGATCAAAGAAGACTGAGCTGTCAGCATCGAAGATTGGCTCGATGATGATGCGCTGCTTCTCGTTCTCATCATCCTCTTCGTCTTCATAAACCGTCCGAAGGCGCCAGGCTCCAAAGCCACCACCGACCGCTTCCTCGAATCCGTTGTCGTAGGCTTCCTCGGCGCTCGAGTCCATCTCGTCTGCACGGTAGAGCTTGTCGCAAGTGTCAGCGATCTTCGACTCGGGCCTGCCATCACGCGGCACATAATCGACGGTGATTCTATTGTTGCGGTATTCGTTGATGATGCGAGTCACGGCCAACATAATCTTGTTGACCTCGAACTTCGGTTTGTTTTCGTATTGCTCTCGAAGTGGGCCTTCCCACTGAGCGCCTGCGATGGAATAAAAGCGACGGTCTTGCAGGCATTGAAGGCGTTCGTCTCGAACTGCCTCTTGGATTCTGTCGAACTCGGCCAGGGCTTCGGCGTGAATATTCGCCAGGCGCTGGTCGTTAGTTAGTCGGGCCATTTCAGCTCCTTACGTTTTTTGAATTGTCTACCAATTATTCTTGACAGGCAAGGGCGTGACCACGGCGGCGGCTGGTTTCGCGGCGCGTCTGACACCTTCGCAGGCGTATCTCAGGGCATCGATAACATGATTCTCTCGGTCCTCGAGCCTGGGCAGAATCTTCCCGGTCAGCGGGTCTTGCTTGTAAGAGTAGAGCGTCAGCTCGTCGATGGTATGAACGCAACGCGGATGTACAACGATGTCATAGGATTTGAGCCATTCGACACCCTCCTCGACCGAGTTGGCTCCTTTGACCGCGCTCATTATCTTCGGGAATCCATTGGCTCTCATGTAAGAGATTGTCTCGGGCCGGGAGGAATCCGCGACGATTGGCCACTTCTCAGCCTCTGGGACCGAGAAGAACAGAGCTGGCGTGTCGGTGATCTCGCAGCCGACCATATAAGCCTCGTAATCAACGAACAGAGTGCGGCCAACGATGTGGCAACGCACCAAGACTGTCGGATCTATGGCAAAGCCCCAGTCTGCGCCCAGGCGGTGGATCGCGTCTTTCGGTGCCTCGAACTCCTCGACTTTCCAGTTCTTGAAGACTCTCGTCTGGGAGTTGGTGACGTACGCGCCCTTCCAGACATGGAGATACTTGTCCATGTCCCTGCCGCGGTCGTACTCCATCTCTTGCTTAAGGACCGTCGGGAACCAGGGATTGCCCTCATAGTTGACCTCGACCACGATGGCATCTGGAGGCGGGTTTGGACCTCGCAAGAGGTGATCCACTGGATCAGACTCGTACCGTGGATTCCAGGTAAACAGCAGCTCGGAGTCAGGCTTCCTGATCGTCGGGCGCAATAGGTCCAGACTGCGCTGGGAAAGACTTTGGGCCTCTTCTACCCAGGCGATGTCGTAGCCCTCGAGCGACTTGATCGAGTCGGCCGTGTGGTTCTGCATCCCTTGGAAGATGATTCTCCCGCCTCGGGGGGTCAGTATTTGATCCCGCTGCACCTCGAAGAGCTGCCCGACCTGTAGCTTCTCGATCTTTTCCTCGAGCAACTTCTTGACCGACTGGTTGAGCGACTTCTGGACCTCACGGACGCATACAACGTCGGTCTTGTTAGTCACGCACCTTCGGATGATGTATTCAGCGAATGCGTGGGATTTGCCTGATCCGCGGCCACCGAAGGCTGCGCGGTATCGAGCTGGCTTAGTTAGAACATCGACGGCCCAGCGTGGGATTTCAATGTTGAGGGTCGACAATGGTCAATCTCACCTCTGAAACCAATGGACCGCCACCAGGGCCGCTAATCTCGCTCTCAACCTTGTCTGAGTATCCGTGCTTGGTCAGCATCAGCTTGCTGATCGTGGAGTTGTAGTCGCCTTTTAGACCGCCCTTGAGCAGCTCTCGCTCTTGTTTGGTCATTATTTTCCCTAAGATGTCCGAAAAACTTTCGTTTTCCTTTGCCCACTCGTAGACAGTCGACCTTCTCTTATCGATGTAGAGTGCAAGACCAGCAATAGTTGGCACTTCTTCCTCTGCGACGTAGCCGCCGTTCACATACTCTTCTGCCTTCTTGATGATGGCATCGTTGAGTTGTTTTGGTCGGCCAACAGGGTTCTTCATGCCTGCGCTTCCGTCTTGAGTTTGTAGGTCCAGATTTCCTTGCGCCCGAATCCTTTGACCCGAGCAATCTTCTCTTGTTCGATCAGACCGCGTTTGCGTAGGTGAGCCAGGCTCATGCTGATCTGGCCATCCGACAGCTCGGGGTGCTTCTCTTTCAAGTCTGCGTGAGTCAGCGGTTCACCATTCAAGCAAGCCCTGATTTTAGTGACTGCGCCTGAACGCTCTTTTTTGATCTCTTCCATGATGATTCTCCTTGGCAATAATTGTAAACGATTATTTCCCGAGAAGCACTTGGGTTGCTCGACGCAGTGCATCTATTGCGCTGGAGAGTCGACCTTGGAAGAATCTGCGCCTTCTGTATGTTTCGACAAAAGTTCTAATGACTCGTTTCATTTTTCTCCCCTTTCTCTGATCTTCCCGCTGCACTCGTCTGCCACGGCCTCAAGGTCTGGGTAGTGAACACGGGCGTGCTTGTTGGCTATATCCTCACAGATCTTCGCACACGCCTCACGCTCAGTCTGAACGCCTTTGACCAACGCATTTGTCCAGTTCTCTGCGATTTGCCACTCCAACTCTTTAAGCAAGTCTTCAATGGTGTCTCCGTGGCCTGTGGAGTAACCCTGCTCCATCATCCAGTTGGCTATTTTTTGTAGGTCAGTCATTCGTATCTCCTATCCACACCTCTGATTTAGCGGCCTCAAGAAAACCAATCATCTTCAGACGGTCGCGCACGCTTGTACTCATAATCCTGTACCGCCCATCCTTGATACCGAACAGCATGATGGATTCAAAGTTTTCAGCGATTGCTTTCTCAAGCACCTCTTTCACGGCCTTCTTCTCGTCTTTGAGGTTTACTATTTTCATTTCTCACCCCACGCACCAACCTCACCAACTCTGGCTACATCAATACACCTTGCTCTGATTGCTGTGGAAGCCTCTGCTTTCGTGATCCATGCGCCATTCCGCTCCATGTTTTCACAGATCAAGGCACACTTCTCACGCTCAATATCCACAGCCCAGTTAACCAGCTTGTAGATAAAATCATCAGCATCGAGGCCTTGCGGCAATGCTTCTATTAGTTCTGCAATCTCTTCTTTTGTCATAGCTGCACCCCGAGAACCGTCTGCTTGACCCCCATATAAGGTGCCTCGAGCTTCATTGGCCTGCCAGAGGCGACGAATGTCGAGAGCGCCCTCTCATGCGTTCCAATCTTGTCGACCAGGTCCAAGCGCTGCAATAACCTCAGAATGCCATAAGGCTCACGCTGGTGGCCAAGGTAATCTGCGACCTCTTTGGCTGTGTGCGGCTGGCGCAGATAATCCAGCACCTTTTGTTCGTTTGGACTGAGTTTCATTTGCGCTCTTCCTGTTTTTCCATCCACATTCCAACGCAGACTTGCTCCAGCTCCCAGTTCGGGTTGCCGTTGATCTTGACCTTCAATGCGTCTGCGCGGCCGTGCTTGTAGGCTTCTGCGTAAATCTCGACGGGGCTTTGCGATGGCAATGTCAGCCAGAAAGCCACAAGCCCAATCGCCACCCCAACACCAAATCCAGCAATAGATTTCATATTTCGCTCACTTTCAAAGAGACCTTCACCGCCCTGGCTCCTTCTCTCTGGGCCGCGATTTCCTCCGCGCCTGCCTTGGTCGAGAAAAGCATCGGGAACCCCAGAGCGTCCCGAAGAACGCCCTGCTTGAGTTTTACGATCCACGCACGAAACATCATCGGAATAGCTCTGGGATGAAGTTAAGCGCCAGGAAGAGACTGACCAAGAACACTGACCCCAGCAGGCAGTCGAGCTTGGAGTTCTGCTTTGCGTCGATCCTTCGCTGCCGTAATTCTTGCAACTGCTTCCCGGTCAGACTGAACTGCGTTAATGGCGACTGTGAATATTTTTTTGAGTTCATCGATGTTCTCCGATTCATTGATTGCGATTTCGTTGTCTACTATTGTGGATTCTGCGACCTTGACTGGTTTTGCAGCCTTAACCTCATGCGAATGCGCGTCTGCGTCGTTATCACCCTCGGTTGGGATTGCAAAGGACTGAAAGCAGGCGTACTTGTAGGCGGCTGACATGGCCTTGTTGGTGGCCTTGTCGCCCGAGTCCATCGCCTCACCGAACGTCTTGATCGTATGCTTGGACCCGTCTTCGGCGCTCACCAGATCAAACTCGGCCTCGACCGTTACATAAAAGAGCGCGGTGCCTTTGGCGTTGACCCGCTCCTCGCAGCTGCGCGAGAGCATCCTCGGAAGAATGCAAAGGCCGTGCTGGGCCAAGAGCGGTGACATCGCGTTGTAAACCGCATCGATGCCGCGGAAATTAAAATTCTGCGCCTGGTTCTTCGAGTCCTTGGCAATGCCAATCTTCGAGAGCGCATCCTGAACTTTGTTGATTGCTTGGTAGACCTTCATTTTCTGCTCCTTCTTGGTTGATGATGGTTCTATTGTAGCGATTCTATTGTTTAATGCAATAGATTCGGATGATTCGCCCGTGGGCGCTTGGGCGCTGGCTCGGTATGTATCCGACTGGCTCGAATCTTGAGTCTTTGAAGACTGCGCCCATCAGGTTCGGGTGGGCCTCTTCTGGGAGAGGGCAGACCTCATGGATCTGGTCTGAGCTGACCCTTCCCTGCTCCCTGGCGATTTTCTCGGCCAGAAAGCGTGCCTGCTCGAGCCACCAATCGAACCCTTGGGAAACCTTGGCCAGCCCTTTGTCTCGCCTCTGCCGCCCCTCAAAAAGCCCGATTTGGGTCATAGTTCCTCCACGGTCACTTGGTAAAACTTGCCGTTCTTGTCCATCACGGTCATGGACTTCTTGGTGCTTTGCAGCCAGCCCTCGTCGGGGTGAAGATCGGAGTGAACCTTGCCGCAGCCAGCGACAATCCCATCCCGGTCGGGGCCGTTCAATGCGTCTTTGATGACGCTGGCAATCTTGTCGCAGTAGGCCAGGTTGATGTGATAGGGCTTGAGCTGCTCCTCGAACTCTTGTTGCTCGAGCTGCTGTTGGTGGTGGAGCGCTGCCTGGATGTCGTCGTCGTTCATTTGTTTCCCCAATAGATTGCTTCGAGAACCGCATCAATGTCGTGAATCGTCTTGTCCACCAGTGCGATGGCCGAGTCGATCTCATGCCGAAACTCTTGCTCTTTGATCTCCAGCTCACGGCGCTTTCTGAGCCAGAACTCGAGGTCTTTGTTGAGCATCTCGACCTCGGCCCTCTTCGCATCTTCGATCTCCGCTGGAGCGGCGTTGGAAAACATCTCAGTAAATGTTGTTGCTTTGCTCATTTGTCTTGCTCCTTTTCTGTGTTTCAATATTTGCTAACCACAGGAACTATTATACAGAGAACAATAGTTCATGCAACTCTAATCACCCACAACTTATGGGGGAATTATGCTGGTCCTACCTTGGCCACCCAAAGAGCTGTCACCTAATGCGCGAACCCACAGAATGGCCAAAGCCAAGGCCGCAAAGGCCTACCGCCATGCCTGCTGGGCCTTAACCAAAGAGGCGGGAGTATCACTTGGTGATCTACCCGTGCATTTGAAGATCACCTTCGTGCCGCCAACCCGGCAGCCCAGAGACCTCGACAACTGCCTGGCCGCGATCAAGTCGGGGATCGATGGCATGGCCGACGCGCTCGGAGTCAATGATCGAGACTTTCGACCTATTACTGTTGACATCTCGCCAGACATCGGTGGGATGGTGATTGTTGAACTATTGGAAAATTGATGTATCATAGGAAATGTTGGAAGTGACGCTCCAGCATTTGGTCTAGGGAAGAACCTCTTAGTGAGGGCTTGAAGCCATCGTTCCTAGACCCGATGCTGGCTCCGTCAAAGCCCAAGTCCTCCCTAAGGGGTTTTTCTTTGGGCGCTCCGACCGTACTCCAGACGGACTGAGAGCGTAACCCCGCTGCGTGGAAGAAAAGGGTACAGGTAAGGGATCGAAAGATCACCCGGTGCAAATCCGTAAGAATCCTGCGGCTGGCAGACAACCAGTAGCCGAGGGCATAACGTAACCAATCGTTAGCTGACTGGTTCCGGCATAGGCCGGGGGCGATAACCTTGCTTTTTACCCTTGTGGGGTAGGGGGCAGTTTGGGCGATAAATATGAAAAAGCAACCTACTGAGTACCTTTTAAACCCTAAAAAACCAGGATCAAAAGCTCACATTTGGGTAGGATTCGATTCAGCGTGTCGAATGTTTAGTACGGGAGGAATGAGAAAAAAACGACAAAAATTGTTCAGCTCTACAATGGGTAAAGAAATTTGCCTCATGTGTATGAATGTTTCATCAATCAAAGAAGGAGAAGAAAATGGAAGAGTTCAAGAAGTTCTGGGATGCGTACCCTCGAAAGGTCGGCAAGGCTGAAGCTCGAAAAGCCTGGGCGCAGACTGAGAAGATCAGGCCCGATGTCGAGACCATCATCAAAGCAATACACGCTGCCTGCAAGACTGAGCAATGGATGCGAGGCGGTGGGCA